TTTTCAAACACGCCATCGTCGTATTTAATCAGCGGTGTCATGTAGGTTCGCACCTCATCCCGCTGCTCGCAGTAGATCACAGCTCCTGGCTCTGCGTCCCGCATCTCTTGTTCGGTCATCACCCTCGGTTCCTGCGCTTTCAGCAGCGCGAGGGCATCTCTTGCGATTTCATTCGCACAAGTATGCAAATCGCCATATGGGCAGTTTTCTGGTTCGCATATGCCAACAATCCCATGTTGTTTTGCGAGACACTCCAACCCCTTGATGACCTTCTCCATCACCATTTGCTCTCGCCCTCTCCTTCTCCGCCTCACGCTTCACGCGCTTGCGGATCTCATACACTTGATTGCTCTCCCGGTGCTTCCTCTGGCAGACGGGACAGCGGATGTGGATGCCGTCTGCGGGCTTTCCGCAGTTGATGCACAGCCCTTTGGCCTTGCGCGCTTCCCGCAGAGCCTTCGCGTTCACTCGGCGCTTCGAGCCGTCCGGATCCCACTTCTTGACTCTCGCCAGCGCCTTCCTGGCGCAGGATGGGCAGTATCTGCGGCCGGGTTCGGCGTCGGCCTGCCCGCAGGATACGCAGATGCCGCGCCCGGCGTACCATTCCCGCAGCGCCCTGTCCTTCACGGCCTTCGCGCTGCGGTTCCCCTTCGCGGCTGTCATGCGTCCTCCCACAGGTACAGCTTTGAGGTGGGCGCGGCGTCGGGGACGTAGGTATGGGGGTCGATGTCGTAGGGCACCCGCCAGTGGTTCCCGGCGATGCGGTCGATCAGCTTCCGGGCGGCGTCGAAGGGCCAGGTGCCCACGTGCGTAAATCCCTTGCCCTCCAGGAAGCGGATCTGCTTGGGCGTGGTCAGCCCCTCGGCCCGGCGCGCGCTCAGCCGGTCCAGCAGCTTGCTGGCCTTGCCGGCGTTGTCCACGTCGTCCGGGTTGATGCCCAGCTTCTCCAGCGCCTGCAGCTGCTTCTCGCTGGGCGGCGCCATCTCCCAGCCGAAGGCGGGCACGTAGCCGCTCAGGTCCTCCGCCTGGATGGACATTTCGAACTGCAGCGGGTCCACCAGCTTGCGCTTGCGCCGGCGCATCTCCTCCAGCTGCCGGGCCAGCGCCTCCTCGCGTTCGGCCACCACGTCCGAGGCGGCCTTTTCTTCGGCCTCCTGCAGATCCACGGCTTCGGGTTCGTTCTCCAGGTTCTCGGTCATTTTCTGCGCCACGTCCGCCGATTCGCAGATCAGCGCGGCGGGCCGGCACAGCTCGTGCCGCGAGGTGTGCCACAGGAAGTCCAGCAGCAGCAGGTGGTCCTTGCCCGGCGCGATCCGCGTGCCGCGCCCCACCATCTGACAGTAGAGGCTCCGGCTCTTGGTGGGCCTCAGCACCACGATGCAGTCCACCTCCGGGCAGTCCCAGCCCTCGGTGAGCAGCATGGAGTTGCACAGCACGTCGTATTTGCCGGCGGCGAAGTCCCGGATCACCTCCGCGCGGTCCTGGCTCTCGCCGTTCACCTCGGCGGCACGGAAGCCCTCGGCCTCCAGTATGTCCCGGAACTTCCGGGAGGTGGCCACCAGCGGCAGGAACACCACGGTGCGCCGCCCCGCGCAGGCGATCTTCATCTCCTGGGCGATCTGCTCCAGATACGGATCCAGCGCGGAGCCCAGCTCGCCCGCTTTGAAGTCGCCCGCCGAGATGCCCACCTGGCTGATGTCCAGCTTCAGCGGGATGGTCAGCGCCCGGATCGGGCTCAGGTAGCCCTCACGGATGGCCTTGGGCAGGGTGTACTCATAGGCCAGCGATTCGAAGTACTGGCCCAGGTTGCGCATGTCGCTGCGGTCTGGCGTGGCGGTCACGCCCAGCACCCGCGCCTCGGGGAAGTGCTCCAGCACCCGCTGGTAGCTGTCCGCCAGGCAGTGGTGCGCCTCGTCGATCACGATGGCGTCGAAGTACCCGGGGTCGAATTTCTCAAGCCGCTGCGGGCGCATCAGCGTCTGCACGCTGCCCACCACCACGCGGTACCAGCTGCCGGCGGCGCTCTCCTCCGCCTTCTCGGTGGCGCACATCAGCCCCGTGGCCCGCTGCAGCTTGTCCGCGGCCTGCTCCAGCAGCTCGCCCCGGTGTGCCAGCACCAGCACGCGCCAGCCGCGCTGCACGCCGTTGGCGATCACCGCGGAGAACACGATGGTCTTGCCGGTGCCCGTCGGCAGCACCAGCAGGGTCCGGCGGCGGCCACCCTCCCACTCGGAGAGGATGGCCTGCACCGCCTCGTTCTGATAGGGTCTCAACTTCATGGGTAGTGCCATGGATGCCTCCTTGTGAGTGAGGGACAAATGTCCCGAGTCGCCGGGAGCGCATTTGGCTGCGCCCCGGCGTAGCTGCGGCCCGCTTCAGCGAGGACGCAGCCGAACCTTAGAATTTGCCCGGCTGGTAGTTCGCCTGAGGTATGGCCTGCGGCTTGGGCTCCAGGAACTTCAAGATCTGGTTGTAGTCGTTGTCCTTGTACTTCCGGTGCCCCAGCTCACACAATCCCGTGGCGCCGCTCACGGCGTTCCAATTCATCTGCAGGGATTCGCCCTTCTTCCGCTCGCCGATGGCGGTGAAGAACTCACACAGCTTCCACTCGGCGCGGCTGTGCAAAAACAGATTCTCGTGCACCTCCACCGTGCCCATGTCGCCGCCGTCCACCTGGATGGTCAGCACCGCCTTCGGGCAGGGCGGCAGCTTGTCCGAGCCGTTGTGGTAGCCGCGCTCAAAGGCCGTCACCGTGAAGGGGTAGACGCCGTCCGGGAGCAGTATGTAGCTGGAGTCGTTCTCGATCGTGCTGTTCCAATCCAATGCCTTATCTGCCATGATATTGTCCTCCTCAATTTTGTTTTGCGTTTCTCAAGCTGCTGAATCAAAACGGATCTTCTCCGCGCTTGGCCTTGATGGCCTCCACCACCTTGGGCCACACGTCCGGGTGCATCAGCCAGCCGTTCATAAAGCTTTCGTTCCAGGCGATCACCTTCCAGGGCGTGTCGTAGGGATAGAAGCCCTTGTCCGCGATGATGCCTTTTACCTCGCCGGGGATCACGTCCGCCTCCTTCATCAGCGTCCGGAGCCGGTCCGGGATGCCTTCCTCCCGCACCGCCTGCGGCGTCTCCGGGGGCGTCTCCGGCGCGGGCGCGCTCTCGGGGGCCGCAGGCGCCTGCGTGGCGGGCTTTGCCTTGGGCTTTGCCGCCGGTCGCGCTGTGGGCTGTTCCGCTGCCGCCGGGGCCGGGGCCGGGGTCGGCGCCGTCGCGCCGTCCAGGATGGGGCGGATGCTGTCGTAGCTCAGCGGCAGCTCCTCTGCCAGGCCAAAGCGGTTCTTGGCGTCCCAGCAGGGATTGTGGGTCGTGTAGATCACCCGCTTGCCGCCCTGGGCCTTATTCTTGCCCTTGGTCGCGCCCTGGTTGTCCACGTTCACCACGATGGTCTTGTAATTCAGGAACAGCAGCGCGTCCACCCACTCGCGGATCAGCGGCGCCACCTGCTTGCTCGTCTTCATGCTCCAGCGGTCATACGCGCCCAGCTCATCGGGCTGCTCGAATTTCTTGATGGTGGCGTGGGCGGTGATCACGATGTGGATGCCCTTCTTGCGGACGTTCTCCAGCTTCTCGATCAGCACCCCGAAGGCCTCGGCCACAAAGGTATAGCCCTTGCCATAGCCGAAGGACTCGATGCCGTCCTTCTTGTTGGCGGCGCACACGTGCTCGATGCACAGCTGCTCCGCCCAGTCCGCGGTGTCCAGCACCAGCGTCCGGCACTGGTCCGGGTGCTGGTACACCCAGTCCACCTCGCTGAGCAGCTCCGTCCAGTCCTTGGGCGCCGGCAGCCGCTTCACGTCCATCTGGGCGGTGCCGCCCTCGGTGTCGATGAAAAGCGGGTCCGGGAACTGCGATGCCAGCGTGCTCTTGCCGATGCCCTCCGCGCCGTAGATGCAGATCTTCACGGCGCCCGGGAGTTTTCCTGAAATGATGTCCATGTCGTCCTCCTTATCTGAATCTCAGGCCCTCTTCGCGGGTGATGTCCACGCCCTCGGGGATCTCGCCGGTCTCCTTGTAACGCCGCAGGATGCCCTGGCGGTCGATGGCATCCGGCTGGGGGATGTGGTACTCGCCGGGCACCTTGTCCGGCTCGATCACCTTGCAGCTGGGCGGGTTCAGCTGCACCCGCCACTTGCCGATGCTGGTGCGGATCTCCGTGGCCTGCACCGCCAGCATGGCGTCCATCAGCCGCTGCTTGAGCCCGCTCACGGCGCTCTCGGCGGCCTTCTGCTTCCTGGCCAGGCGCTGGGCCTCGGCCTTGTAGGCTTCGGCGTCTGCCTGCAGGTTGCGCATGATCCGGGCGTAGGCCTCGGCTTTGTCGCCGATGTCGTCCTGCACTTGGTCGATCATCGCGAGGATCTCCGCCCGGCGGGCGTCGTCCTCCGCGGCGTCGTACTCGTCGAGCAGCGCCACGTATTCGTCGGTCAGCTGATACAGCGTCGCCATGGTATCCCTCCTCACTCCATCCTCTCGTACCTGAACTGGCCGTAGCCGGCGTTTCGCCACTGCCCCAGGCCGTGGAACGCGCCATACTGCAGCGCGGTCTCGATGGTCTCCCAGTCGATGGGCTTCGACCGGGCCGTGCCCTTGTTGGGGATCAGCGTCAGCTCGAATTCCACGCTCCAGGGCTCCTCCACCATCTCGGAGGACTGCAGCGCCGTCCGGGGCCCCTGCCGGGTCTCGGCCCGCAGCGGGCGCTCCAGCATCTGGTCCTCCTCCATCAGCGGCTTGCCGTCCCGCGTCAGCGGGATGAACCGGGGCTCCACGAATATCAGGGTATCCACTTTGGATTTGGAGTTGCCCACCTCGATCTGCGCGCCGATGGCCTTGAAGGCCTCCTTGAAAAAGCCCTTGATGTGGTGCCCCATCAGACACAGCTGGTCCTGCTTGTTCCGGGTGAAGATGGTGACGCCGCTCTCGTTCCGGTCCACATCGAACTCGGTCAGCTCCTCCTCCCGCAGGGCGTCGGTGGGCGCTTTGCTGGCGATGTAGTCGGTCCGCAGGGTCAGGCTGGCGGGCTGTCCGCCCAGCAGGGGCGTGAGCCCGATCAGCCGGTAGACTCTCGATTCGGTGTTCAGGGTAGTGCTGGTTTCCATGGATCGTTCCTCCTTTTAGTTGTTGGGTCGGTTATTTTGCTCTGCATGGCTAATCTGAGCTATGCCAATGCCGGGCCGCGTTGTGATTTGTTTCGCCCGTGCCATGTGGTTGCCATGCGCCGCATTGCCGGGGCATCGCCACGCGCCGCTCGGCTATGCCATTGCTTGCATTGCCTAGCGTCGCATCACTATGCCGGTGCCTAGTCAAGGTTCGCTATGGTAAGCATCGCCCTTGCCCTGCGTCTTGAAGCCACACCATGCGTCGCGCTGCCGGTGCAGCGCCAGGTCGAGCATCGATCTGCTGTGCCGGTGCATGACCAAGCTATGGACTCTTTGCAACGCCCGTACTTTGCTATGCAACACATTCTTTGCCCGCGCAAGGGGCAGCATGGTCCGGCTATGCAACGCCTTCGCTTCACAAGGCCAGGCTGTGGACGGCCTTCGCTTCGCCAGTCTGGTCACAGCCGTGGATCTCATTGCCAGTGCTTGGCCTCGAACGTCACCGCATTACTTTGCCGGTGCGACGCCCTGTATCGAATCGCAAAGCCATGCCTTTGCTTAGGATTGCGCTGGGATGCCAGTCATTGCCCGTGCGGCGTCCTGCCATGTATCGGGTTGCCATCTGTGCGTTGCCCATGCATCGTTTTGTCGAGCTTTGCCGGTGCATCGCAACTTCAACGCTTCGCAAGGCCGGTGCTTCACCGCGCATTAAGTCTCAATGCTCTGCCTTGCCGTCACATCGGCGTCGCGGCGTCCAGGGCCGCAAGGGTCTCCCGCAGCGGCAGGCCTCCGCGCAGCATGATCAGCGTCTCCACGCCGGTGCGGCTCAGATAGAGCTCCTTCGTCTTAACGTACTTCCGCCGGCCCACGACGATGGAGTATTTGTACTCCCGCCGCACCTTGGGGTATACGCTGGACGGGTCCAGCCCCAGCGCCTGGCAGACCGCGCGGCCCTTGTACCATGGGCGGCCGTCCGGCGTATCGGTGATGGCCGTGCTGGCCGCCCGTGCCAGCCGCACCTTGTAGTCGTCCGCGGTGAACACATTCTCACCTCCATTCATTCCATCAGCCATCCGGCGAAGCGCCACACCGCGATCAGCGCCAGAACCATCAGGCCGGTCAGGGCCGCCAGCTGACAGGTGTAGCCAAGCAGGCGGCAGAAGCCCCAGATGATCTCCGTGATGATCTTCATGCCCGCCACCCCCTCATGCCAGCGCCAGGGCGAACGCCAGGCAGGTGAACGCCACGGCGATCCCCACGGCCGCCAGGATCAGCTGCCAGCGGTAGCCGGCGGTGTAGCGCCAGCCCTTCTCCGCGTCGTACTGGTATTCCAGCGCGGCCAGGTGGTCTTCGCGGTAGCTCTTGATCACCTTCCGGCTCTCCGCCAGGCGGCCCTTGAGGATGCTGTTCTCCCGCCGCAGGGCAGCGTTTTCGGCCATCACGGCGTCGGCGGCCTTCAGGGCCTCGCCGTTCAGCAGGCCGTTGCCCAGGGCCTCTACCAGGAACTCCCGGGGCTGGCCCTTCACCATGACCACTTTTCCGTCCTTCATCGTGCTGCCTCCCTATACCGCCCAGCTGGATTTGCGCCTCACCTTCATGCGGCGCTTGCGGGCTTCAAAGTCCTCCGCCTTCGGCTGGCAGATGTACCGAGCGATGCTCCGCACGTCTACCATTTCGCCGCCGCAGGCGTAGTCCAGCCGACCGTCTGCCAGCATGGCCTTGATGGTGTTGAAGCTGCGGCCCAGGATCCGGGCCGCCACCGTCTTGGTGCATACCTCGCCGTGGCGGTCCACCAGCAGATCCGCGCGCTCTTCAGGCGTCAAGCTTAACACCTCCCCGCTGGATGGACACCTCCAGGCGTCCGTCCTTGCCGTCCACCTTGGTGATCTCGTATTCGCCGTACAGCGCGGACAGGTCGTCCAGCTGTCCCATCTGGGTGATGTCCGCCGTGATCACGGCGGTGAGCCTCGGGGTGATGTTTACGGTGCAGCGCACGGTGCGCGCGTTGGTCAGTGCCAGCAGGTCGTTCAGGGTGATCTTGTTCATGGGGATGCCTCCTTCTTTTCGATGAGGTAGTGCTGGGGTTGGGGATAGGTGTCAACAAACTTGTGACTGCTTCGGCAAAAAAAATCGCGCGGTTTCCTCGAAGGCCATGCCCATGGCTTTCGCCATTTTATCCACGTCATCGAGGGAGGGTTCCTGGGCGCCGTTGACGATGTTTGTGGCTTTCTGCCTGGTCCAGCCGATCACCTGGGCAAATTCGGCGATGGTCTTATACCTGCTGTACACCAGCCCGCGGAACGTTACCTGCTCCATCTGCTCACCTCCTTCCGTAGTCATCAAACTTGTGACTTGATGAGAGTATACACCCGCACCTATCACAAGTCAACATGTATGTGACTAAATTAGTAAAATTGTAACATATGCATTGACAAAGTAACAAATTTGAGTACAATATAAGGTATAAGGATGTGACGATGATGAGCAGCTTTTCTGAAACCTTGAGGCGTATCCGTTTTGAGCGCCACATGACGCAGGATGAGTTTGCGGCCCTGCTGGGAACGACAAAGCAAAATATCAGCAGATATGAGTCTGGGGCGGTCTCGCCGAAGATAAGTACAGCGCAGGCCATCGCAGATAAGCTAGGCATTTCCCTGGCGGAGCTGAATGGCCAGGATGCAAGCGCTCAGGTGAGTCAGGACGACGAACTCTGGACCCTGCGCGAGGAGATGCGGCGCGATCCGGAGCGCCGGCGGCTGTTCAAACTGGCGGCCCATGCCACTCTCGACGACGTGAAGGCCGCGGACGCGCTGCTCAATGCCCTGAAGGCCACCAACCCCGACTTCTACGATGGAGATGATCCCGCATGAGCTTTCCGATGCCCGACGACTATACGGTGCGCCTGGTGGACTTGCCGGTCTCCGTCGGCGGCCGGATCGAGGAGGGCCCGGACGGCCACCTCGACATCTACATCAACGCCCGGCTTTCCAGCGTGGGCCAGCACACCGCAGCCTACCACGAGTGGGAGCACTGGCTGAACGACGATCTGCACAGCAACAGGGACATCCGCGAAGTGGAGGGCCATGTGCCCTCGCGGAAGCCCGGGAAGCTGCCGCCCCTGATGCGGGCCCGGGATTTGATGCCGCCACCGCCCAGGCCGCGGCCGGCTGCGCCGGATCCGGAGCCGGTGGTCTCCCCCGCGCCTCCGAAGCGCCCGACGCCGCAGCCGCGCACTTGGCTGCCCGATTACGAGTGGGCGAACGACATCCTGTTCAAGCTGCCGTACCGAGAGGACTACATGTATTGAGGAGGGCTCAATCGTGAAAAGAGCATTGCTGCTTATATTGGTACTGATGCTTCTTGTGCCGTGCGGCCATGCGTCGCGTTTGCTGAAGAATATGCTGCTGCAATTTGAAGATATGTCAGACGAGAATTTTGACATCATGTGCGATTATAGGGAAGATGGCTGTGTGGCTTGCATGCAGATGATTTATAAACAGACGTATATAGATACGTTCAAAAAGTTTCAGCTTCCAGATTCTGATTTCAAAAGCACATTTTATGAGATCATTGCCAATGCAGCCGATAGTTTTCACAACATTGCCACATCGACCGGTGAATGTAATACCAGCGTGGTGACTGTAGTGTCCTCTGATAATTGCCCGTTTGCCTTATATGTCAACGGCCAGAATTTGGATTGGATGAATACTAATTGGGATGGGTTTCGGCCTTTTGAAATCCGGTAAAAAACCGCCCCGTCCGGCTGGCACTGGACGGGGCACGCAATCACGATCCCAGCACTACCCAAGACGGAGACTGCACTATAATTATAGCACAGCCTCCAGCGGAAAGCAAGGAGGCTTTTATCATGGCCAAGAAAAAGAAACCCTATCGCTCTAAGGTCAAGGTCGGCGTTGACGCCAACGGCAAGGACATCAACAAATGGTTCCGCGGCCGCACCCGGGATGAGTTCGAGGCCAACAAGGACAAGATCGTCGAATACTACATCGATGGCGATGGTCTGGAGGAAGACCGGCTGTTCGGCGAATACGCCACGGAATGGTTCACGGTGCGGAAAAAGCCCTTCGTCTCCGTCAGCACGGCCAACAACTACCGCACCGCGCTGAACAAGCACCTACTGCCCGCCTTCGGTGATCGGAACCTCCGGGCCATCCGCGCCGTAGAGCTTCAGACCTTCGTCAACGGATACGCCGGCAAGTCCAAGTCCCTGATCGGCAACCTGATCGGCACCCTGAAGGGCGTATTCACCGCCGCGAAGCAGGACCGCCTGGTGCGCATCAATCCCGCCGAAGATCTCCAGCGCCCAAAGGCAGCGCCGCCCACTGAGAAGCGCGCGCTGACGGAGGACGAGCGCCGCCGGATGATCGCCCTGTTCACTACCCACGAGCACGGCGTGTACCTGGCGACGATGTACTATACCGGCATGCGCCCGGGAGAGGTGCGCGGCCTACAGTGGGGGGACTTCGACTGGGATGCGAACCTGATCCACGTACAGCGCGACGTCGATTATGCTGATGGTGGAAAGGCCCGGGTGGGCGATCTGAAGACCTCCGCCTCCGATCGCTATATCCCCATCGCCGCACCGCTGCGGGAGTTGCTGCTGCCCCTGCGTCAGGCACCCAAGGCCTTCGTGTTTCCCGGCGTAGATGGTAAGCCGCTGGCACAGGTCACCGCAGCGCGCATGTGGATCAGGCTGATGATCGCCCTGGGCCTGGCCGAGCCCATCCCCGAAGAACAGCAGAACAAATACTGGCCCGGCGACATCCGGCGCTATTACCGCCCGCTGATCACGCCCCACACCATGCGCCACAATTTCATCACCATGTGCTGGGAGGCGGGCATGGACATCATGCTGACTATGAAACTGGTGGGCCATACGGACTACGAGACCACCCGCAACATCTATACCCACTTGTCGCGGCGGCATCTCGATGCCGCCCAGGACCAGCTCAACGCCATGTTCGGCACAGCTTCTCCGGCAACTTTTCGGCAACTCGGGGGACACAATTAGCACCGTCAACCACCGTCAAAAGCCCAGAAAATACTGCATTTTTCGTCATGGCTGATCAGCTTTTGGTTCCTACGGACCAGAAGGTCAGGGGTTCGAATCCCTTAGGGTCCGCCACTGAAAAGGCCTGAAAACATTGAGTTTTCGGGCCTTTTCTTTTGCTTTAGCTTGCGAAAGTGCGCGTTTGTCGGCAACTTTTCGGCAACTTTCAGCGCAAATAAAAATCAGCCTCCCGGCACCACGTACCGGGAGGCTTCTCATGCTGTCCTTATTCTTCTTCGTCGTCGTCAGGCGGCTTATCGTTCTGGTCGCGCATGATCTCGAGGCGATCATGGATGAACCTCGGCGTGCGGACGCCGAGCTGGTCGGCGTTCTCCAGGATGGACAGGCCCTCGTTTGCAATGTAATAGAACACCGTCGCGCCCTGGAACACCATGGCCGTGTTGCCGATGGCCTGATCGAGTAGCGTCGCCAGCAGCACAATGAGCATGATGACGCCCTTCTTGGCGATGCCGATGAAGCCGACCTTGCTGGACAGACCACCGTTCTCCGTTTTGGTCGAACGGCCCGTCCAAGCCACGAGCAGTCCCGTCACATAGTCGATGCACATCATGACCACCAGGATCGTCAGCATGGCGCTCCAACCTCCGTACAGCCCCGCGATGGCTCCGGCCACGGCAGCCGCCACCTTGATGATTTTTTCCCACCACATGTGGCACCCCTCCTTTGTATGCATTTTCACCCGCCTGTGGCGGGCGGATGAATCAGATCAGCCTTCCGTATTTCTCGCTCACCCACGCATTCCCTGGCGTGTTTGCGCCGGCGGGCGTGTACGCCACGAGGAGCCACAGGCTGTCCTCGTCGGAGGCTTCCCACATCCCCTGATAGGGCAGCACGTCGCCCTTGCGCGCGACGCCCAGCACCGGGAACTTCGTCCCGGGCCCGCTGCGGACGTTGACGGTGCCGCCGGTGACCTCCACCGCCGTGCCCACGAGCAGCAGCAGCGAGTGCGCGGTCTCGTCGTCATAGACGCCGGTGCGCTCCACGCCCGCGGCCAGCTGGAAGGCCAGCAGCGCCGCGCGGGTCTCGTCGCCGAAGTCGCCGTCCGCGCCGTACACCGGCAGGCAGCCGGGATCACGCTTCAGGAGCAGCTTCTGCATGGCCATAACTGCCGCGCCGCTGTCGCCCGCCTTCAGCGCGCCGGTGGTCGCCACAGGCATCTCGGGCAGATGCTCTGCGTCGTCCCGGATCCTCCTGCGCACGCGGATCAGCAGCCTTCGCCCCAGCGGCGTGGCGGCCCTGGTGTTGTAGCGGCTCCGGCAGTAGGCGTTCATCTCGTGCTTCTTCGCCAGCCCGCTGCCGTGGCCGTAGAGAATGTACTTGCCGCCGGAGATCTCCCCGACCATCTCCACATGCCCCACGTAGCCGTAGGCCTTGCGCCTGGCGTCGTTGCCGGCGAACAGCAGCATGTCGCCGATCCGCAGCACCTCCGGGTTCTGGATGACGCCCTTTTTGATCACCACCGGCACGTCGACCAGCTTCTTCGACGTCCACATGCCCACCGTGTTCAGGATGCCAAAGCCCTCGCCGGCCTCCCGGTAGGCGTAGGAGACGGAGCTGGAGCAGTCGCTGTAATACCTGCCGTCCCGGTATTTCTTCACGCAGTAGTTGCGCAGCGCCTGCTTGTAGTGGTTGCGACCGATGAACCTGCGGTACTGGTCCCGCACCGCGACGCGCCGCTCGTTCGCCGTCGCCATTACTCGCTCGCCTCCTCGGGCTGCTCATGCTCATAGCACCAGTTCATGATCACGAAGCCCCGGCTGTCGATGAGCGTGGCGCTGTGGCTGGGCAGGTCAGAGACCGCCGCCGCCGCGAGAACCTCGTGGTACTTCGATTCGCCCTGGTTCCGGGTCTGTGCCCAGTGGACCTGGTGCCCGTAGGTGCCGTCCTTGTACTGCTGGATTTCGATGATATAGTACATGTCATGCCCTCCTTACGCCTTTGTGTATTCGACGATGATGATGTATTCCTTGGCACCAGTCCAATAAGAACCGATGCTGAAACGCACGTCGCCGTTCAAGTATAGTGTGATTGATACACCGATCCTTGACGAGTCAACGCCTGGATTGACGACCGGCAGCGGCCTATAATATGCCTCACGCATATCTCGGAAAGAGCCATAGTAATTGATCAGACGCTCAATATTGTGGCCGACGTTGCCAACGGTAACGGTGCCTGTGGTCGATTGCGCAACCGTCCCGGTGAATATATACCGATAGATCGGTTTACCATCAATCCACGTACCGCCGGTGGCGACCTCGCCCGAGGCGTAGTTCGTCACGCCCTCGATGCCGCCATAGAAGTGGCTTTCGTAGTCCGCGGCCACTTCAAACTTCTTGTCATTCGCCGTGCCGGTGGAACGCTGGCCCACGGCCACGCCATTCTTCTCGACGTTGAAGTAAGCGCCGGCCTTGATGACGGTGACCACGCGCTGAACGGTGTTGAACAGATCGGACAGCACGGCGGTAAAGCTCCACGTGCTGGCGGACGAGAACGTCAGGCCGTGGGTGTCGTACAGCAGCTTGCTGTTGGCGTAGCTGGTCACCGCGCCATCTGCACCGCCGGTGATGGCCTGCGTGGCCGGGCTGCCGCTGTCCTGCACCTCGTAGTCCAATTTAAGCGTCCAGGCATTCAGCCCGGCCACGGCCTGCACCGTGCCGGTGTAGGTGAACCACAGGCGGGTGCCGTCGTCGGCGGCCACGTCGCCCTGGCCGATCACGGACTTGTAGCGCTGAAGCGAGAACGCCGAGATGTCGGGCGGCGAATAGGCCAGCACCGTCAGCGTGCCGGTAACCGCCGTCGACGCCACCCCGGCGGAGTCGGTGACGGTATAGGCATACGTGAGCGTGCCAGAGCAGTCCAGGGCGGGCAGATCGAAGATCACTTCCGTCGCACCCGCCGCCGTCTGGACGGACAGGTGGAGATCTTGCGCGGGTGTGCCGCCGGTGATGTCCAGCGCGTGGGTGGCGGTCAGCTTGGTGTCTCGGCCATCTGTCGCGAAGGTCGCCGTCAGGCGCGGCAGGGACTCGCCCTGCACATACCCGCCGAAGTATTCCAGCGGCGTCTGCCCGCCGCTGACCTCGCCGTACAGGTCCGTCAGCACCGGCGTCCCGGCGGTCGGGGCCCGCCGCGCGGCGATGGCCCTGAAGCGGTGATTATTGTTGCCGAGCGACCAGATGGGGCCGCCGGACCAATTCATGCTGAAGCACATGTACAGGTTGAATAGCCCGTTTTCGTCCGGCGTGCCGCCCGGGACGCTCACGCCCGAGGCGAGCGTGCCGCCGGTGAGCAGCGCCTCCTCCACCTTGTAGGTGATCGAGAAATAGGCCTTCTTTCCCTTGTTGCAGGTCTTGGCGATGGTCAGCACGGTGTAGGCGTCGCGCAGCCATCCGGGGTTTCCGGCGTCGGTATTGACGCCGAGATAGCCGAACATCAGCGAAAATGATCTCGTCGTCTGATTGCTGATGTACATCTCGCCGTTGATGGACAGGGTGTCACCGACGCCGATGGGCTGCCCGATGGCCGGCGTAATGTTATACTTGATATAGCCGCGCGATGCGCCGCCGTTCAGATTTTGCTGGTATGCGTATGCCATTTGGCGCTCACCTCCTTACGCGTCCACCCACGCCCAGCCGCCGGTGTGGTTGATGCCGGTTGGGCGGACGACGATGTCGCCGATCTGCACGCCATGCACGGTCAGACGCTCTTTGTGAAAAGAGCCGACGTGCCCGTTCACGTCGTCATGATCGATGTGATAGCCCACATCGTCAATCAATGTCGACCACTTGCTCCCGGCCTTTCGGGTGCGCAGGCCGTCGGCGCTGAACGTGAACCAGCGGCGCACGCTGTCGGCCACACCCACCAGCAACTGGATGGTCTCATTGGCGGACAGGTCCAGGCTGTTGCCCAGCGCCCGGATGCTCGTCGCGTACAGCAGCGGGATGGAGGCTGAGGCCAGCATGGCGTCGTTCGCGGTGATCTGGCCCGCCGTCAGCGCGGCGGTCAGCACGCGGTTCAGCACGGCCTCCTGCGCCTTCACCGTCTCGCCGGTGATCGCCTCCGCGTTGATGGTCTCGGTGACGATCTGCCGCCCGTCGGTCGTGCGCCCGTCGGCGATCTCCTGCGCGGTGGCGTCGTACTGCGCCGTGCGAATCACGCCGTCTGAGCCCACGCCGACCTCGTAGTAGCCGCCGTCATCGCCCTTGATGACCAGTTTGCCGACGGTGGCGTTGAGCAGGTTGGCGGAGGTGACGGCCAGGTTCGTGATGTGCATGCTGCCCGCCTGGCCCTCGTCGAGCACCAGTGCGCTGGCCAGCAGGTTCTGGATCTCCGCCAGGTCGAACGTCGCCGCGCCCACCGAGATGGACACGATGGACGCCATGACCGCATCGAGTGCGTCCGCCGTGACCGTGCCCGCCTGGATGTTGTCCGCCACCACCTGCATCAGGTGCGCGAACGCCGCCGAAAGCGTGTTCGTCGAGATGTCCCCCGCCGTGATGGCGTTGATCGTCGCGGTCAGGGCGGCGATGGCCTCGGAGGACAGCTTTTGCACGATGGCCGTCTGGGCGGTAAAGCTGTCGGTGGCCATCTTGGCCGCCGTGACGGCGTTGGCCTGCAGCGCGTCGGTGTTGATGCTCTCGGCCTGGATGTGGCGGACGTCGATGCAATCGTCGGCCAGCTGCCCAGCGCCCACGGCGCCCCAGGCCAGCTGACGCCCTGAAATACTGCCGGAGATGCTGTTGGCCGAGATTCGCGCTTTTGACAGCGTCCCGCCGGGCGTGCCCAGCGTGGTCTCGGTGTAGCGCTCCTTCATGCCGTTCCAGGTGCACTCGCACACAGCCATGTCCACATAGCCGCACACCAACGGGTGCCATACATGCACGATGTCGTACATGTGGCACTGATCGACCGCCCGGAAGGCCTTATACTCCTCGCTGTCGCCCAGCATCGCGTAGTCGATGCGCAGCGTGATGGGCGGGATGTGCACGCCCTTCTCCCACTCCGCCGCCACAGCCGCGCGCATCCTGGTCCGGGCCAGCGCCACGCTGACGCCGCCCTTCTTGTCCACCTTCGCGTCGCTGACCTTCAGCTCCATCATGTGCGGCGTCGGAAATTGATCGTAGTTCGCCGAGGTGATGTACTTCTGTCCGTCCAGGTACAGCGGCGTGCCGTTCGCGTTCTCGCCCACCGGCAGGATCGCCGTCACCACATCGTCGGAGATCTCATAGCTGTCCACGCCCGTCAGGTTGCGGCCATAGGTGGCATAAAAGCCCCGGTCCACGCCGGCACTGCGCAGGATCGTGATCTTGTTGTCGTCGATCAGCACGTCGCCGCCCCAGCGGCCCACGAAGCTGTCGTCGCCGTTCAACAGCGCGTCGATGCAGTTCACGTTGCGCTTGTCGAAGCCGGTCCGGCTGTCGCCGATGTCGGTGGCCAGCTCCAGGTCCGTGTCCATGTAGGTGTAATCCAGGATGCGCTGCAGCGCCTGCGGACCGGTGATGACGCTCCCCGTGAGCGGGTCCGTCAGGATGCCCGCCGCATCGTAGGCGATGGGCAGAGCCTCGATCTCGATCACATTCTCCTTGCGCTTCGGCTGCTGGAGCCGGAACAGCTGCGGCCGCACCTGCACGCTGGGCAGGCTCTGCTCCACCTTCTCCACGGTGGAGGTGTCCAGGGTGTTGACCTTCACGTTCAGCGCGGCCGGGTCCATCCAACCGCTCCAGCACTTCCATGCCCACTTTTTCCGATTCTTCACCCGCGCCCGGTACTGCACCGCATAGCGATCGGTGCCTTTAAAGGTCACGGCGATCTGCGCCCCTGCGGGCACCAACTTCTTTTTTTTGCCCTTGCCGCTGACCTTGCTGGAGTAGATGTATCGCTGTGCCTTCGTGGCCCCGGCCTTCACGGTCCACGTCTCCGCTGTCGCCACCAGCGCGCCATTTTCGATCTCCGGCACCGTGCGCACCGGCACGTCCGCCCGGACGATGTACCCGGCCTGTAGCCACTGCCAGCGCCCCTCGGCGTCATACGGATGCGTAATCTTCAAAATCGTGCCGTTGATGCCCTTGTTGATGTGCTCCCAGTCCAGCGGACACAGCGTGCCCAGCCCCTCACAGTCAAAATCGTCGGCGTCGGGCAGGTAGACGTTGATGGTCTTGCTCATCAGTAATCCCTCCACCTCGGCGTGATTTCCAACTCGGTCACGGTGCCGGACCAGTTGATCATACAGCCGTCCGCCGGGATCGTCGGCCAGTCGCCGTGTCGCGTCACGCTGGTGCCCAGGTTGACGCTCTCACGGTAGACGATCTGCGCCGCGCAGTCGATCATCACGTAGTCGGTGATCCCGTCGATCTCCAGGGTGCTGTCGCCGATCATCAGATCCACGTCGCCGGAGCCGGTCAGTTTGATCAGCGGCTCCGCGGGCGCGGTGCCCGGGTTGCTGATCAATCCGGCAGTCGTCATCGTGATCACTGCGGCCTCTGGAAGTCGATACCGGTGCGCCTCAGCCTCAAATTCAACGGTAAACTTATAGCCCCTGAGCTGCCGGAACACCCTGGTCAGCGGAATCTGGTTCGACACAAAAGCGTTTTTGTAGCAGTGGTTCGGGTCGTAGTCCGTCACCAGATCGCCGCCGCCCCGAAGCCATGCGCAGATCTGGTTGATGGTCGCGTCCGTGGCGTTTGCAACGTTGCAGTCCAGGCTGATCACGATGGGGTCCATGGCGTCGTCGCCCTCGGTGTAGTGCAACACCTTTGCGCTGCCGATGATCGTCTGCGTCTCCGCCCGGATGTTCCCGACGACGATCTCCGGCTCTTTTTCCAGGTACACGCCCAGCATCGCGGAGCTGATGCCGTTGAAGGTAAAGTATTTCATGATGCCTCCTTACGCACCTTTCATGCGCTGCTCCCGCCGCGTCAAGGCGTACAACTCTCGGCTTAGGTGGTCGATGTCGGATTCCTTGCGCACTGTCACTTCGCCGAACCTGAAGTTGTTCGTCACGTTCCGCTCGATGCGCTGGTTGTTATTCACGCTTGACATCTGCTGGATCCGCGGGACCATGTCGTAACTGGCGAACTGCTCGGCGCGGTACGCCTTTGCCTCCAACGCCGTCAGCACCATTTCACCGCGGTGCAGCTGCGCCAGGTAGCCGTCGAACGGGACGTAGGACAGGCCGGCTGCATGCGAGCCATCTCCGCCTCCGCCTCCGCCGCTGGCCAGCTGTGCCGTCAGCGAGTTGACCTCCGCAACCTTGAGCTTCAGCGATCCGATTTTGCTGTCAATGCCGCTGATCAGCCCCTGGATGGTGCTCGATGCGTTGGAAGAGGCCGTAGCACTCTGGTCCGCAGCCGAAACCATGCCGTCCACCGCGCTCTCGATCTCTGCCATGCGCGTAGTCGCTTGGGATGCCGCGTCCGCCATCGCCGCGGCCATGGTGTCTTTGGCCGCCTGTACTGAGGCGTATTTTTCATTCAGTTCATCGATATTCTTGCCGTTGTCCTCTACGATTCCCTTAAGCACCGATGCGGAGCCCTCGGAGCCGTCGGACAACTGCGACAGCAGATCATCGGACGCGCCCAGCTCTTTGGCCTTTTCGAGCCACTTGACGTAGTTCTCGGCGTATTCCTGCTGCTTGTCCAGGCTCTCGATCACTGAGCCCGTGTCCCGCGCCGTGACTTTCGCCATGCCGCCGAAAGGCTCTTTGAAGACCTTGTCGAGATTTTTGTGGGCCTGCTCGAGCGCTTTGTCGAAGTCCTCCATGATCTGGGTCGCCTCGGCTGACATGGTCTTCAGACGGCCCTCCAGGCGCTCGATGCCGGCGTTCTGGGCATCCGCAGCGCTGCCGACGGTCTCCACGGCCGCCGCCATGTTGTCCGCCGCCGAAGTGGCCTCGTCCATCACGTAGGCGTACTGCTCCAGGTATTTTTTGCCGTCCTCGTAGGCCTTGGTGGTTTCGTCCAGGTTCTCCTGGGCGGCCTTCCAGCGCTCATACTCTGCGGATCCGTCGATGTCCCGGCTGTCCTGGACATTGTTTAAAAACTCGTTGTACTCCTGCTCTGCTGCCTCATACTCTGCCAGCGCCGCCATGCGGGCATCGTTGAGATCCATCAGCTGCGCCTGTTTTTCGCTGTAGGCCTCGAAGGCCTCAGACGACCGTCCGACCTCGTTCGCGCTGCTCACCAGCTCGTACTGGCCGTTGATGTAATCGGACAGTGCCTTCGTGCCGCCCTTGATGCTGTGGGTCTGGCTATCATACAGCGAGATGATGCCCGGGTAGATTTTGTCCAGCGCCCGCAGCGACGCTTCGTAATCCTCCAGGCCCTGGGAATCCAGCTGGCCCGCGTCGCCCATGTCGTTGATGCTCCGCACCAGCATCTCCGCCTGGCCATGCGCCGCCGAAAGTTCGCTGGCCACGCCGTCGTATCTCTCGTTAATCTCGTTGATCTGCGACTTCAGCGTGTCGTTGGTAATCGCCTCGCGGAGCCCCTTGGCGGCATCGGCCTCCATCTCCTTGAGGTCGAGTTTTGTCTGTTTGAAGAGGTCGCCTGCGGCGATCTTCGCGTTGTCGATTTTGTTTTGAGCAATCTCCAGCCTGGACGCCGTCGTCTGATACGCGATGCCAGTGGCCTGGGCCAGCGCCGTGTTGTCCTCCCAGGCTTTGCGCGAGTTGTTCAGGCTGCGGTCGAGTAGGTCTCCGGCGGCCGCCAAGCCGGCGATATTTCGCGTCAGCCTGACCTCGCTGATGCCCAGATCGTTGAGCACTGCGATGGCGCTGTTGCCTGTTGCGTCCATTTGCCCCAGGCCGTCGATAAACGCCGCCATGGTCTTCGCGGGGTCCGCGCTCCATGCCGTCGTGAACTCCTCGGCGCTCATGCCAGCGACGGCGGCAAACTCCTGGAGGTCCTTGCTGCCGCTTGCCGTCATCAGCTCGAAGCGCGTGGCCAGCTTTTGGACGCTGGTCGCACCGCTGGCCGCCTCTACGCCCACCGAAGAAAGCGCCGCCGCGAACGCCAGCACGTCCGCCTCACTCATGCCGACCAGCGCCGCAGAGCCGGCCATCGTCGAGGCCATCTCCGTGATCGCGGATTCTGTGGTGGCGCTGGTGCGGCCGAGCTCAAATATCGTCGAGCCCAGGCGCTGGTAGTCGTTGACGCTGGTGTGCATCAGGTTGGCCAGCTGCGCCAGCGCCGTGCCCGCCTGCTCCGCCGACATGTCCGTGGCCTCGCCCAGCGCGATCATAACCTCGGTAAACGGCAGGATTTGGTCTTTTTGCAGACCCAGGTGGGCGAACGTGTCCGCCAGCTCCGCGATCTCCGCGGATGAAACCGGCACGCGCTCGGACAGGTCCATGATCTGACGGCCCATGTTAGCTAGCGCCGTGTCAGACAGCCCGGCGGTTTTCTGCAGTCCTGCCATGGCGGTCTCAAATTTGATCGACTTGTCGATCGAGCTGTTCAGTGCGCGCGCCAGCTGCTCGAAGCCACGCTGAATGATCTGCGAGCCGAGAATGCCCTTCGTGACGTCCAACCAGCCCATGCTGTCCGCCATCTGGTTCATGCCCTGCTTGAACGTGTCCGCGCCCTTCAGCCGGACGCGTACATCAATATTTCGTTCAGCCATTGCGTTTCGCCTCCCGTTGCGCTTTTGCGCGCGCCTCACATATGCGGTATACCGTCGACACTTCGATCAGCATCGCCGATTTGATGTCCAATCCTATTTCAAGCGCCAGATTCAGGTAATCCGCGCACTTCATTTTCCCGTCGCGCCTGTTTTTTTTTCGAGCTCCAGGAGCACCTCGTCGATCTCCTGATCCTCGTCGTCGCCGCTTGAAAGTCCCGTGGCGATGGCGTCCATCACCATGCCTGCGGCCTTGCTCATCTGGCCCGGTTTGATGATCGTCCGCCACTCTGCCTCCGTCAGGATCCGGTGCGGCGTCTCACCCATAAAGCGCCGGTACAGCTCCGCCTGCTTCGCGGCCTCCGTGAACGCCCAGAACATCGCGTCAAAAGACGCCGTGCCCTGCTTCTTCATCTCGTTGATCAGCCCGTCCGGGTATTTCTCGCACGCCGCGAAGTGCGCCGCGGCGTTGTACAACAGTTTCACGCTCTCGATCTTCATGTCCCGCCTCCATAAATGCGATTAAATGCCGGGCGCGATCTCGCGCCCGGCTTGGGTGTGTGGTCAGTTCCCGGAGCCCGTGCTCCCGGAGCCCGTGCTCCCGGAGGCCGCGCTGATACCGACCTTGCCGTCTATATAGGCTTTGGCATCGGCCTCGGTGGCAAATTCCTTTGCGCGATACCAGGGGCCGTGCTTCGGGCTTGCGATCTTCATCTTCATCGGCTGGGTGCCGAAGCTGACGGAGTTGCCTTTGGTGGTGCCGTCGAAATCCGGCATCGAAGCCTTCGCCTTGGGATAAAACCAGGCGCGATACTTCTTGACGCCGTTGATCTGCAGCACCTGGTAGCCACCGACGCAGCCGTATGGCGCGTTGTCATTGGCACAGGCCTGGAACTCGCCGTCCTCGCTGTAGGTGGCGCCGTACAACTTCGCCTGGTTTTCAAGCGAAATGTTGTCAACCTCGGCGGTCAGGTCAGCGCTGCTGAACTCGCTGGCGTACTCGGCCAGCATATCGTCGGCGTACAGCTCGCCTTCGCTATTGCTGATCGCGACGTTGACGCTCACCATGCGACCCACGACGATCGCGCCGTCGGCCTCATAGGTGGGGTCTGCCGCATCGGTATCTGCCGTCATTTTGTTCCAGGCGACGTACTTCAGTCCCATCTTTGCCATGTGTGTGTCCTCCTTATCTTACAGGTTTTTGAATGCCAAAAAGGCGTCGAGCACGGTGCGCGCAGCCTCGGCGCCAGCGACCTCGGAGTCCTTGATCGCCTTGCTGATAAATGGGCGCGCCGGCTGTGACTTCTTTCCATATTCGTTGATAAATGCGATCTCTGCCACGCGGTTGCCGTGAGCCGTACCCTTGAACTCGATCTTGACCTGGGCGCCGCTTCCGGAGACGCGGGCCTTGCCAGCCTTAACCGACGCCGCGACGTCGCCCTGGAAATACGGGCCGACCAGCATCGAGCCGCCAGTGTACACCAGCGCCTCTTCGGTTGGCTTGGCCTGGCGCTCCACCATCTCCTTGAGGATGTCCGGTGGAACGTCTCCGGCGGCGCGCAGGTCGCGCATCAGCTCGGCCGCGCCATATACCTCAAACATCGTCCTCACCTACTCCCGTCGAGGCCTCGAACTCGAACACCAGGTGCTGCTCGGTGCCATCCGCCACGCGCATTTTTTCACTGGCGTCAACCATGCTCGGGGCGGTAAAGCCCGCTGCGCGGATGGCCGTTTTGATCCGCCTGCGCAGCTGCGTGGTGTCCAGCGTAAACGGTGCGAACAGGTGCAGCTGGATGCTCCACACCTCAGCGCCGGGCTCATCGTCGCCGAAGTCGTCCGGTGTCGTGAACATGTTGAATGTGAAGTAGGTGTCCGCGGGGCCGTCGTAGCTGATCTGTTCGCAGGGATAGCCGAAGCCGGCCACCGCTGCCCGGATCTGAGATGCCACGCTCATGCTTTCACCTTCCGTTTCACTTTGATCTCCATGAAACGCCCGCGATTCTCCACGCTGTCGATAGAGACGATCTCGAACGCGCCGAGGTCGCTGCCAACCAGATGCTGTTCATCCACCAGGATCACCTTGCAGTCCACGGTCACGAGCGGCGAGGCGTACATCGTCAGCGTGGCCACCTGCCCAAGCTGCAGCCGCATGTGCTCAAAAACTTCCGAGCCGTGCGCCCACACCCAGCGGCAGTAGACCGGTTTGCCGAATATGTCCTGCTGCACATGCACCGGGAAGCCGTTCTCGTTGATGGTTTTGGCCTCGCGGATAAACCTGACGCGCGTGCTCAGCTCGCCCGCGTTCGCCTGTTTTGCCATGCGATGATCACCACCATCTCTTGTACTGCTTCAGAATCGCGTCCGTCGTCTGCGCGATCTCCACCGCCGTCACCGCGCCGGTCTGCACCGACTCGCGGTTTTGGTACCAGTGGCCGATCAGCAGCATCATGGCCTGGCGCGCCATCTCCGGGCACGTCTCCGCGCCGGCGATGTAGGTCACCGCCACGGGGTCCATCCTCCGGAGCGCGGACGCGTCCGGAACGCTCAGCGCCATGCGGCCGTCCTCGGCGACCTGGTAGTCCGTCAGTTCGAGGCTGGAGCCGTCGCGGCTGTACGCCGTCACGTTCTCCACCTCGGCGATCGGCGGCCTGGGCAGGTAGAACGTGCCTGCGGCGATGTCCTCCGGCGTCGGCCAGGCGGTGATGCGCTGCCGCACAAATGCGTAGCCCGCGCGGCTCTCGCAGTATTCGCGGGCTGCCGTGATCATCGGCGTGAGCGTATACTGCGCCTCATCCGCGTTTCCGGGCAGCACGTGCAGGCGCTCCTGGATTTCTGCCAGCGCTACCGGCTCGCTTCCGAGCAGGTTTGTCACGCTGTACGGCATCATCTGCCTCACCTCCGTCTGCGAGTTCGGCGTAGCGCCCGGAGACCATGGCTTTCGCCTCGGCCTCCGAAACCTCTACGACCGCGCCGGGCTTGACGCATCCGTCAGGCCCGGCGCTCATCGTCAGCATCCTGACTCTCATCAGGAGGCCTTCATCTTCAGGCGGGCAAACGCCTCACCCACGACCGGCGCGCCGTCGCCGAAGTACTGGAACAGGTAGCCGACCTGGTTGCTGAGCGCGTAGATCTCGTTGAGTACCTGGAGGGTCAGCTGATCGGCGTCGCAGATCCAGTAGTACTCAAAATCGCCATACACAGCGGCGTACTTGCCGGCGGTGTAGGTGTTGGGCGCGAACTCGCTCATGTTGACGGGGCTGCCCAGCAGGCGGTCAGGCTGGCCTTCCTGGGTGGAGGGCTGCCAGACATAGTCGCCGGTGGCGGTGTTCTTCAGCTTGGCCACCATCTTGACCAGGTCGCGGTGCATCACCCACTGGGCACGGGGATGATACTGGCCCTTCAGCGCGTACTTGACGTCGATCAGGTCATCGGCGGTGATGGAAGTGGTAGCGGTCGCAGCCACGTCGCGGGAGGTCGGGATGCCGTCATCAGACGCGGTGAAAATGCCCAGCGGCTTGCCGGAGCCATCGCCGGTCATGTAGGCCTGCTCCTGAGTGACGGCCAGCACCCGCTGCAGCTCCTCCAGAACCACCTGTGGCGCCATGTTGGCATGGGACACCAGGGTCTTGGACAGGCGGATCAGCTTGGTCAGGCGGTTCGGCTTGAACTCGCGACGGCCGTACTGCAGCGTCTGCTCCTCGGTCGCAGTGGCGACCTCGGTCGTCCAGACGGCGTCCGCGGCCGCAGTCTTGCGGTACGGGAAGCCCAGGGACTGAGCCACACCCAGGGAGGGAGTCTTGTGGGCGATGTTGCGCATGAACTGCACATCGTCCAGGCCCTTGATCAGCTGCTCCACGAACTGCATGGGCGCGGTGATGGCGCCGGCGGTGGCGTCGGTGCCCAGGGTGTAGTCACCGGCGGCGTTGCGATAGGCCGCGATGTCGGAGGCGTTGCCGGACAGCGCCTTGGCGAACAGCTGCTGGCGCTCGCTGGCCTTGCCCTTGCCGTCCTTCTTGTCCTCGGGAGTGTCGATGGAGCGCTCGCGGTCCATCAGCTTCTCCTCGGCGGCGATGCGGGCGTTGAGGGCGTCGAAGTCCTTTTCCAGCTTTTCGTAGGTGGCCTTGTCATCGACATTCATTTCGACGTCGGTGTTCCGGTCCATGATCTCGCGCATCTGGGTGATCAGCTTCGCGCGATCCTGCTTCAGGTCGTAGATTTTATTCATGATTGTATTCCCCTTTCTTAATTGGTGGTCTCAATGATTTTGCGCCGGAGCGCGTCGAACTGTCTGCGCTGTTCATCCAGCGCGTTATCCTCCACGGGCTGGCTCTCGCCCCCGTTGTCAGGCTCAATGTCAGCGGCCGGATCCGGCTGTGCTTCCGCCATGCCGCGAAGCGCTTCCGCGTGCGCGAAGCGGTCCAGCGATATAACCTGATCGCCGATATTCACGATGCTGCCGATCAGCTTGGCCGCAATAACCTTGTTATTCTCGACCTCGTCGATCAGGCCGGCCGCCTCCGCTTCTGCAGCGGTAAACCAGGTCTCGGCGGCCATCATGCCCTCGAATGCCTCCGGATCCTGACCACTGCGCGCGGCGTACACGTCGCGGATCAGGCCATCCACACGATCGAGCTCGTTCGCCATCTTGCGCAGATCGGCGGCGTTGCCCGTCGTCATACACCAGGCGTCGTGGATCATCATCAGCGCGTTCTCGGGCATGATGATCTTGTCGCCCGCCATCGCGATCACCGAGGCAATGGAGGCGGCGAGGCCGTCAATATAAACGGTAATAACGTCCTCATAGCGCTTCAGCAGGTTGTAGATGGCCATGCCTGCGAACACATCGCCGCCGGGCGAGTTGATGTGCATCTCCATCGGGCCGCTGCATGCGTCAAGCTGCTGGCGGATGACGTCCGGCGTGAGCTCATCGCCCCAGAACTGCGTGGCCTCGATGTCGCCGTAGATATACAGCTTTACGCCCTCGGCACTATTTCTCAAATCCCAGAATTTCTTCATGTCGTTCCTCCTTTCTGTGCGCCCTTCGGAATGTTCAGCGGTACATTGGCCAAGCTGATCATGTTGCCGTTGACGGTGTACAGATCACCGCCCTCGCCTTCCGGCAGCGGGTTCATGTCCTCCAGCTGCCGGATGTCGTTTGCGGACATCCAGCCGTTCTGGCGCGCGGAATTGTAATAGGCTGTCCTGGCGGCAGTATCGCCGCGCAACAGGCCGTTGGTGTTGAATTTGAAAAAATATTTCTTGCGCTCCCTCGGCGTCAGCAGATCCCGGTACATCGCCTGCTCGATGCGCACCGAGCAGGGATTGATGCAGTCCCGTACAAATTCAAGGCTCTGCTGCTCGATGTTGGTGAAGGTCGCGTGCTCCAGGTCCATGCACAGATGCGGCGGCACGCCGAACACCCTGCAGATCTCCGTGACGGCGAATTTCCTGGACTCCAGCGCCTGAGTTTTTTCGAGGTCACGGTCGACCATTCTGGCCTTGACGCCTTCTTCCAGGATGATGAATTTGCCTGCGTTCTGAACGCCTGCGTATTTGCGCTGGAAATCCTCGGACAGGCGCGTGTATGCTTTATCGCTCAGGCCGCCGGGGGCTTCCAGGAAACCGCCGGGATTGACGCCGGTGCGGAACGCAGACCCAGACAGGTTGTTCAGATCGTTGGTCATGCCGAGGATTTTTCCCGCCAGCGCAATGGGGTCGTTGGGGTCCTTGTCGCTGGCAAAGCGGAAGTTCGGCACATACAGATATTCACCCGCCAGCAGGCGTTCGCTCCCCTCCGTGGTGGACACGGTGATAAACCGTGTGCCATCCGGCGTCTCGTCAACCCCAGAGACCACTGCCGTCGGAATGTTCCACAGCGAAGATACCTGGCCATGGTTATTCCGGACGATCTTGGCGAAGGCGCCGCGCGTCAGCAAGAGATTTGCGACAAACATCTGCCAGAAATCATAGGCAGTCGTGTAATCGTTCGGCAAGCAATAGACCAAGTTATACAGCGGGTGATTGATCGCCTTGTCCTTCCGCTGGCCGTCCTCGCTCTGGAACATGTGAAGCGGCAGACTCGCCATGGTCTTGCTGATCAAGTCTACACAGCGGAATACCGCGCCGATTTTCAGCGCCGTCAGGCTGTCTATCACTTCATTGGAGCCGAGGAGCGCGGCCCAGGCGGAGTCATTGCCCTGCGCCGGAGACGCCGCATTTTTCGGCGCCGCCCGCCGGAAGAAGTTGAATTTCAATCAAATCACCCCTTAAAGGTCGCGGATACCGTGACGGTCATACGCGCTCTGCTTGTTTTCCATCCTGATCGCCGCGGCCATCGCGTCGATCAGAGCTACCACAGGGTCGATCCGGTCAATGGACCGGGCCTTGTGCGGTTTAAGGTTTTCGTTGCCATCCATCACCACGACGACATTGCCGAACGTCCAGCGGCCGCACGGATTCGCCTCGTGCTCGATCTGACCGGAGCGCATCAGGCGCTCGATCTCTTTCATGGCCGGGCTCATGCCCTCGATGGTCTGCGGGATGCGGATCACCTTTTCGGCCAGCTGAGCGTCCATGTTCGCCTCCAGCGCTTCGATGCGCCATGGGTCGGCGCAGATGTAGATCACGTCATATTCTTGCACCATCACAGCCAGGTGTGCGGCAATGCTGGCGTAGTCGATGCTGTCGCCCGGCGTTGCCTTTACGAATCCGTGGTCGACCCAGTTCCTGAAGGGCACATGATCGCGCTTCTCTCGCTCGGGCATGTTGTCCTCCGGGATAAAGGCGTCAATAAAAAACCGCCACAAGGGATCATCTCCCCGAGGCGGAAACAGCGCCGTAATGGCGGTCAGGTCCGTGGTGCTGGACAAGTCTAGCCCGATATAGCACTCGCGGCCGCGCAAGCTCTCCCGTGTCCAGCTGCCCTGCGTATCGTCCCATAGTGTCACCGGCAGCCAGCCGACACGCTTGAGCGCTACCCACTGATTGAGGCGAAGCCATCTGAATAGCTTCTCGGCGGACTCGGAATTTTTAGCCGCCTGGGCCTCGGCGCGGACGTTGTCCAGGCTGATCGTCACACCCAGCGACGGGTTCGCCGCGCGCCACACGGCCTCATCGTAAATGTCAGCATCTTCCGGCGCGCTGTAGATGCGGACGAACCAGCTTGGGTCCTCGATCTCGCCGTCCCGTATTTTGCGGGCGTATTCGTGCTGCTCCCAGCCGATGCTCTTGCGGTCGGGGTCATCGCCGGCCGTGGTGATCACCCAGATCAGCTGCTCGGCACGGGCCGCGCCGGATCCGAACGTCATGACGTCCCACAGGTCACGGTTCGGCTGAGCGTGCAGCTCGTCGAAGATCACGACGGTCGGGTTCAGACCGTGCTTGGTGTAAGCTTCGGCGCTCAGCACCTTTACGGTGGTCCCGCTGTCGATGTTGTAAAACTTCTTTTGGCTTTCGACGATCTTGATGATCCGGCTCAGCGCTTTGTTCTGCTGGATCTTCTGTACAGCGGCGTTGAACACTAGCGAAGCCTGCTCGCGATCAGCAGCGCAGCAGTAGATCTGCCCGCTGGGCGGGTCGTTCACGCAGTGATCGACGGCGAGCGATGCAATCAGCTCGGTCTTGCCGTTCTTCTTAGGGATCTCCAGATACGCGAAGCGATACTGCCGGAGCCCGTTGGGCTTTACGGTCCCGTAGACCTGGGAGATTACGTCCTTTTGCCAGGGCAGCAGCCTGAGCGGCTTGCCCCAGAAATCGCCGGTCAGGTTCAGCATCTCGAGAAATTCGATATGCCGATCGGCCAATGCCTGGTCAAACATATTCCCGCCACCTTCTCCCGCCTGGTGAATAATTAATGACAGGGAAGGGTCGGGGCGGGTCCGACCCTGAGCCGCTTGCAATCGGCCCCTGTCATGCTAACCGCTTTCGCGGGATTAGCCCTGATTCTGTTTTCGCGCCAGCCACTGTTCCATCGGATCCTCGGCTTTTTGCTTCTTGGCCGCCAGCACACCCATCCGGGCGCGACCCACAGGAGAGAGCAGCAGCTGCTCCGCTGCGCGGGTGATGTTCTTCCCAGCGGTGTCCATGATCTTCAGGTTCGGATTCTCCAGCCGCTTGCCTTTGTCGTCATAGTACGTCAGCGACTCGGACTGGTAGGCGATCTGTGCGGCTTTGAAGATGGCCACGTTCTCGCAGTAGGTCGCCAGCACCGTCAGGTCCAGATCATTGATCACTTCGGCATCCAGCTGCCGGTAGAGTTTCACCACACGACGCCATTCGGCACGGGCCACCGGCGAAAGCTCTTTCGGCGGCAGCAGCTTTGCGCTGGCGCCGGTCGGCTCGCCATCGGCACGCGCCTGGAGCTCGGCTTTAGTATGCCGATCCACGCTATTGTCCTTCAGAATCGTCAGATGCGGCCGTCGTCCGCCCGCCACAGTTCTCACCCCTTAACCCTAATGTTAATCCGAAAATCGAAAAAATCTCGCGCGTGGGAGGGCGCGCGGTTGCGGGGAAAAAATTCGCAGCGATTTTTCGCTCCCCTGCCGGGTCAAGCAAGCGCAAAAATTTGCGCAAACGCAAAAGGTCAAAAAAGTTTTTTTGTTTTCGCAGCTGAAAGCGCAAAAACATTTTTGTTTTCGCGATTCGCAAAACGTTTTTCTTTTTTCTTTTTCGCTGCCGGCAAACCACTATCCGCCTTGTCGTTTCAGGCTTCGCAATCGCAAAACCATTTCGCGATCACGAATCAAATCAAAACCAAACGCAAATCAAAAACCACATCGCGCCATCAAAACATTTCAAAACAAACTTCAAACCCAACTCAATCCTTGTCTGACTGATCGAACCTGAACGAGCCCTTGATCGTTCGATCGCCCTTGACCGAATTGCAATGGATGCAGGCAGGCTGATGATTGTCGGGATCCCAGAAGAGCGGATCGAATTTTGATTCAGGCGGGCGAATGTGATCGACGCACTGCGCGACGATCGCGCAGCCGTCGTCCAGCCGCAGCGCGCAGAGCTGATGTCCGGGCTGCCGCAGGAACGCCCGCGAGTACCTGGCCCACCGCGAATCATACCCGCGCTCGAAGGCGGAGCCCCGGCGGAGGTCGCGCCTCCGGTTCATCTCCTCCCACTTTCCGCGATGCTTCTCGCAGTAGCCGGACACATGCTTGGTGAGCGCCGAGCACCCGGGCTCCCGGCAGAACCGCTCGCTGCGCACCGACATACGCCCCGCCCCCGTTTCATCCGATGCTCCGCGGCCCCGCCACCGCAGGAGGGCGCGCGGCATGAAGGACCGCGCGCGTCGATGCCCGCGCCCCGGCCGGAAAGTGATATCAGCCAAGATGCACTACGGATCAGTCCGCACAGAAAAGACGGGCACCCTTCCGGTGTCCGCCTTCGTCAGCTTAAACTATATCACTTTTAAAACATGGCTTTCAATGGTCAATTTCCTCCAGCATCTTGACCGCCATCAATGCCCTTTCCGCCCCGTCCCCTCGCTAAAGCGGGTGCCGGGTTTCGGGCGGTGAGTCCTGCGGATCGCACGCCCTCAGCTTCACTGCGTTCAACGCCCTGCCGTGCAGCCGGTAGACCCACCGAAGGTCCAGGTGCATCTCATGCGAGACCTGCTCCCAGGTCATGCCCTTGAGGTAATAGCAATCCAGCAGTTCGCGGTACCGTCCGTCCTCCACGCGGTCGATCATGTCGATGGCCCGACGCTTCACCTGGCACATCTCGCGGATCCGGGCGTTGATACGCTGCTCCAGCACGATCAGGTGGTCGACGGTGTCGGTCCAGTCGGAGGCGCCGCCCCGGGGCATGCCGGTGACGGCGGACCTCCGCCCGGCCTCCACCTTCTCCCGCAGCCGCTCCAGCTGCTCCTCCTCGCGCTCGATGCGACGATCGATACTCCGCACCCGCCGAAGGAACAGTTTGACCTCACCCATCCCCCTGTCACTTCGCTCAAGGCTCAGCCTCGCTCCGCCCGGCGCTCCCTCGATGCCCCGCACCTGCCGAAGATCTTGCTTGGTCGTCATAGCCTTTCCCTCTCTTCCAACAGCCGCTCCAGGTCCTTGCGCGCGCCCGCGATGTCGCCGGACAGCGCCTGCCCGCGGAGGGTGCGCAGCTGCTGGGTGGTCAGCACGTCGTAGTAGCGATGCAGCTCGTCCAGGAACGGCTTGGCCTGCGCCCAGGCCATGGCGTCGCGCTGCAATGTCGTCGCCACGTTCACTCCTCCCTTCCGATGGTCTCGATCTTCACGAACACGCCGGGCACCGCCGCCCAGAATTTTTCCGTCAGCTCGCTGGCGACCAGGGCGTCGTCCACCCAGAAGCCCGCGCGGGTCATGCAGTCCTTGAACAGCTTGATGGTGTTGTCGGTGTCGGGCTTCGTGATCTTGTATTCCCCGTCGCGGTGTTTGCTGCCGTCTTGGATGCGGTAGCACCAGCGGGTGGTGAGCCGCACCCCGCAGTCGATCTTCTCGCCGGGGCCGTAGCGCTGCCGGGCCTCCGCCAGCGCGGCGGTGAACTTTTGCCGGGCGGCCTTCACGTCGGGCGAGTCGTAGATGTACGCCCGGCCGGCGCGGCTCACGCCCAGCTGCTTTTCCTGCGCGGTCACCGTGGGCACGATCATCGGCAGGAAGAACTGTATGGTCATGACTTCTCCTTTCGTTCTTCGTCTCACCTATGCCTTTACCGGTGTTATGGAGGGTTCCTCCCTAAGGGGGGGGTGTCTATATCCCCCCCTTTAGGGGGAGCCCTTCTAACACCCAGGGTTGTATGGGTTGTTCCTAAGCCTTTTATGAGGGGCTACCCCCCTGAATAAGGCTTAGCCATCGTCAATACAGGGGTCCCCCTACAATGGCTGCTTTTTGATGATGTAGTAGGGGGGTGTACTCTCGCACTTGTACCCGGCTTCCTTCATCCATTTCTTCAGAGTCGCCTTCGCCATCTTGCCATCGAAGTAGCCCAGCATGTCCTCGGAGGTCGCCTTGCCCAGGCCGCCCAGCGCCGCGATGGCGTTCTCGATCTGCCGTTGCCGCTCCAGCGCGCGCTCGACCGCCGCGGCCTGGTTGTTCGCCGTGCCGCGCTCCCTGGACCGCTTCGCGTCGAAGCTGTCCGGCTTCACGTCCTTCAGCGCGCCTTCGGTGTCCACATGGTGCACCGGATGCTCGAACCACAGGTCCACCGGCCGGAAGGCGGCGAACTCGCGCAGGGTGCCCTCGATGCGCCAGGCGGTCATCTCCCGGATGGCGGTCTCCGCCGCCGCCAGGGCGCCCTCCAGCTGTTCCCGCTCGTAAGGCGCGAGCCACTTTTTGCACACCTCCAGCATCCTCGGCGCGCTGGTGAGGTCTTCGTCCGTCACCAGCTCCTGCCAGCGCGTCACCCTCATGCTGGCCTGCATGGCCCGGGCGCACAGCTCGATCTGCCGCCGGTTGCGCATCGTGATCCGCGCCTCGTCCGGCACCGGCAGCCGCACCATATCCAGCAGCGCGTCGGCGTCGCGGGCGAACACGCCGGAGCCGCTGGCCCGGTCCATCGAAGCCTTACCGCCCTGGGCGCCCTTGGAGTGGTGGTGGCAGTAGATCATGGCGCAGCTCAGCTGCGTGGCGATCATGTCCAGCTGGTTGCAGAAGTGGCTCACCTGGTCGGCGGAGTTCTCGTCGCCGGTGCTCACCTTGTAGATGGGGTCCAGGATGATGGCGATGTACCCCCGCTTCTTCGCCCGGCGGATCAGCTTCGGCGCCAGCTTGTCCAGCGGACAGGCCGAGCCGCGCAGATTCCATACGTCCAGGTTCTTCAGGTTGTTCGGCGCGATGCCGAGCGCCCTGTACACGTCCTTCAGCCGGTGCCAGATGGAGGCCTGGTCCACCTCCAGGTTCACGTACAGCACCCGCCCCCGGGCACACTGGAAGCCCAGCCACTTTTCGCCCTCGGCGATGGCGATGGCCAGCTCCAGCAGGGCAAAGCTCTTGCCGCTCTTGCTCGCGCCTGCCAGCATCATCTTGTGGCCCTGCCGCAGCACGCCCTCGATCAGCGGCGGGGACAGCGGCGGCAGGTCGTCCCATACGTCGGCCAGGTTCTCCGGGTCCGGCAGGTCGTCGTTCACGGATTCGATGTACTCCCGCCAGGCCTCGAAGCTCTCATAGCCCTGGTTCTCCGCCACGATGTACTGCGGGTTCCCGCCCCGCATCACGCCGGGCATGCGGCTCAGGCGGCTGGGGTTCTTGTTCTGGCCGTCGATCTTCAAGCCGTTGGCCTCGCAGACCCGGTACAGGTAGGCCACCCGGTCCCGGTATTCGTTGTAGCTGTTCGCGCCGATGTGCACGATGGCGTGCAGGCTCTTGCCGCCGGAGTGTACCAGCACCCTGGCGGGCAGCTCGAGCGCCTGATACACGGCGTACTGCTGCTCCACCGGGATGCTGTCGGACTCCACCAGCGCATAGCGGTACTCCGTCACGTTCTCGTTGCGGATGCCCTTGCCGTCCAGCGGGTTGAAGCGGATCCACGCGCCGGCGTCCGGGTTCGTGTCGCCGATGGCCTCGGCCATCGTGCCCTGCGCCAGCGCCGAGATCAGCTCCCCGGCGGTGCGGGTGTACACGCCCTTGTCCGGCATGTGCTTGTCCTTTTCCTTGTTGTACCAGGTGGAGGCCACGTAGCCCACGATCTCGTCCGGGCCGAACAGCAATTCCAGGTACCGCGTCAGCTCCCGCCGGGGGTCCCACTTCGGAAACAGCCTCGGCAGCGGGTGCTGCTCCAGCCGGTCCGGGTCCTCCACCACGTTCAGATCGCCGTGGGCGCCGATCACGTCGTCCCAGCCGTAGGCGCGGTCCACCCTGAAGCGGCGCGCGGGGCGCCAGCCCTGGTCGCGGGCGTACTGCACCAGCGTGCCCAGGGTGATCCCGCTGCCGGTCAGGGTGCGCCACTTCTTCAGGCACTCCCCGGGATGGTAGCGCCTGAGGTCCCTCCGGCTCCAGTCCTCCCAGTCCTGGGCGGTGTAGCCGCCGTCCTTCAGGGCCATGCCCACGTCTACCCACTGCTGGTAGTCCAGCGCCGCGGGATCGATGGCGGGCAGCACCTCGCCCAGGATGTCGTATTTGGTGTCCGTCATGGTTCATTGTCCTTTCCGTTGGTTGCCCTCCATTGCATCCAGCCGCTCCTTCAGCCGCTGCAGCTTGTGGTACCGCCACTGCCCCGCGCGCGCCTCGATGTCGAAGATCATGCAGAGCTGATCCAGCATGATGCGCACGTCGGCGATCTCCTCGGCCACGTGGTCGACCCTCTGGTTGTAGTCCGGGTTCGGCGCGCCGGGATTCATAGCAGTCGCGCCTTTGACGCTTCTGTCAGGCGCGACCAGCCCGGGCGAATCCTCCGGATTCCAGCCCGGCGCTGCCGGCGCTTGCGCAGAGCGCAGTAGCGCCGGTGCGTTTCCCGCTAATTTCGCCAGCGCCTGGGTGAGCTCCCCCATCTCCTCCACGGCCTTCCAGACCTGCTGGGTCGCGCCGTGGGTGTCGATGGCCCTCTGCAATAATGCGCGGATGGTGTCAGTCATCGTCGTCGCCTCCCATCATGATGATGATGAATGCGATGATCGTCCCCGCCAGCACGCCCATGCTGAACAGGATGATGTCCTTCCAGATGCCCATTATCTCGCCTCCTTCGGCTCAATCCCCAGCTTCTCCGCGATGTCGGCGGGGATTTTTATGCTCATCAGTCTGTACACCGTTACGTCGCCAAGCGTTTTATCGCCTAACGAGTCTGGAATCACGCCTATCATGCACATATACTCCCACCACGTCGGATAAACCGGCTCCGGGTGCTCTGCGGCCCATTCCGTTATCACCTTTTCGGCTTGTGCATAGTCCATCTCACCCTCGTAGACGGCAACGCAGTCATTTCCTGCGGCGTGGAGTTTGCACCCATCACAACTATCACGCCCTATCGCCTTGCACATCCTGCGCCAGTCCTTCATGGTCTGTACGAAATCAGCCATCTTGCGCCTCTTGTTCCCTATGCGGGTACTTCCCGCACCCGTTAATCTCATGGCACACACCGCCGTGATATTTGCACATCGGGACTAGCAACCCTTCCAATTCGGGCATCTTCTCTACGGCTTTTAAGCACATCATCTTTACGGCATCGCGTGTTTTTTCGCTCGCCAACATGCACAGCCGTTTATTGGAAACAGTCATAAGTTCTTCGGCGTTGCAGTAGAATATCATCGGCACGGGTGTGTCTCTGGGTGCTTTATCGCCGTCGATTTCGTTTTGCCTGTCATTGCGAAGTGTCCCGATTGCAGGAACCGCATGAACGTGACGCGCCAAATGCGTACTGATGTTGCTCGGAATATCCTCAATCAAAAACGCAAAGTTCAGCACACGGATGGGTGTATGTCGTGCCTCTAAACAATCGCGTACCAGCTTGGGTGACGGCAGTTGAAGCGGCATATCGGTTTTAGACATCGTTACCCATATCATCCGCTTAAACAGCATCCTCTCGCGCTCTTGTGGCCAGTAAATGCACTCAATTTTCATGTTTTGTTCTCCTTCTTCTCGTCCATCTTCGCGCCGCAGTGAGGACAGTACAGCCAGCCTGCCGTCGATTTTGTGGTATATCCGCACTCGCTGCACTTTGCATCCCAGTACGGATAGTTTGGCCCTCCGACAGCCTTGATCGACCTCCACCGCCCATGCACCACCGGCGCAGCGTCAACGGCCGGAAGATTCGCAAGATTCTCTCTTACGCTGTTTAAAACTCCAAACCTGAAATTTCCGCCATTCCTTTTGCATCCCTCTTGCGCATTTTTTAGGATGCCGTCAAACACATCTGCATCAATCAGCTTTCCCACGGTTCCGCCTCCCTCTGCTTGTCTGTCGGACGGGATGTCCAGAACCGAATATTCGGTAGTTGCGCTGCTTCCGGCTCCGCACCGAGAAATCGGTTTTCAAACACGCCATCGTCGTATTTAATCAGCGGTGTCATGTAGGTTCGCACCTCATCCCGC